TAGTCAAGAGTGCCACGATCGATAGACCAAGAGTCGGCACCTGATGTTGCGGGAGCAACTTGTGGTGCTGGTGTAGTGTTCTGTCGAAGGTCTTTTGGTTCTCCCGTAAGACTCTTCATAATAAGCAAAACTTCGAGCATCAGATCAATCCTTCTTCCTGTAGGTAGTGTAGTGTGTCTTTGAGACCTCCAATATGATTATAACCGATAGCAACCTGAGGGTAGTCAGCATTGTTACCAAACTCATCATTAAATTGTGTCTGGGTAAAGTCTTGACCCAGTTGGTATTCTAGAAATTCACCACCAACACTCACTAGAAGTTGTTGGATACGCTCACATTCTTGACTACCGTCGCCATAAAGTACAATAGTTTCCATTAGAATTCACACTCAATCATAATTTCAGTTAGACAGGCAAGGAGATTGATCTCTTGGTCTGCTACAAAAGCACCTTGATACTGATACTTAGCAATGATTAGCACAGCAGCAGCAATGTTGGACCCCTTCAGATGAAGGTACAAAGCATCGTAAATCTTACGAAGAATTGTATTTGTATCATTATCTAGATTAGATACAACCCACTTACGAACCTCAGGGAAATTCTTCTCCTTGAGGTTCTTCATCAGGTCCTCGGTCTTGACCTCACTGAATGTAGCGAGGATACCAGAGTCAATCTTGCCGCTGGTGGAGTATCGCTGAACCTCATTGAGAACACGACGGAAGTCAGGGAAGTGCTTATTGATTAACTCGGCGACGACTTTCTTATCAGCAGACACCCTCTCCTTGTCCAGGATATTGTTAAGTCGTTTGAAGAAAGAAGCAGCGAGTGCGGACTTATCTTTTCCTTTCGCGGAAAACTCGACCACGGCGCAACGGGAGTGGAGAGGTTCAATGATCTTGTTTTTATAGTTGCAGGTGAATATGAATCGGCAATTCTTATAGAATGCTTCAATGTTCGCCCGTAGGAGAAGTTGGACATCGTTTCCTGTGTTGTCTGCCTCATCAATAATGATGACTTTGTGCTTTGCCTCAGCAGTCAGAGACATGGTAGAAGCAAAGTTCTTTGCTTGGTTCCGTACAGTATCTAGGAAGCGACCTTCATCGGACCCGTTGATAACATAGTAGTCAGCACCAATCTCGTTACACAATGCCTTGGCAATAGTAGTCTTACCAATGCCAGGGGGACCTGCTAGGAGGAGATTAGGAATCTCACCCTTCTCTACAAACTCCTTGAATGTCGCTTTGACATGGGCAGGGAGAATACAATCATCAATGACCTGTGGACGATACTTCTCTGTCCATAGAAAATCAGTGCGCTCACTCATAACAAAAAAATAATAGTGTGGTCAGACTCGGGAGGTGTTTGTGTATTCAGTATAGCATACAAATGCTTCAAATACCGTTTTCTCTTTTGATTGTGTTAATCAACTTGCGTATAATGAAAGTTGGACACTCACTAGACTCCTCCAGAGTAGTGGGTTTTTTATCCTCAATAAGAGGTAATACTTTCGTCAACTCACGGAGTATCTCAGAAGTATAGTAATCCTTACATATAGTTTTAGTCCAAAAGACAACAACATCTCGATGTCCCTTTGTGACTTCTGCGACCATATGGTCAATACCAGTTTTATATGTAATTGAACTGCCCGCAGATAGTTTGTATTTTTTTACTTCACCATCAATCAATAGACAGAGTTCACCACCTTCATATTCATCTGGGTCATTTAGAAATATAGTTGTACTATAGTGACCAGACTTTGCACTGTCGTGATGTGGTCTATAGTAACCACCTTCCTCAGTCCTACTGATTATTGGATCTGTACTGCTACTGGGGAGAGTGAAGTTACTAAACTCATCGTGCTCACCCAAGGATGAAAGAATATCAACCATCAAATGATTGATAAAATACTTTGGCAGTAGTGCTTCATTATTATTCTTTCTCAGCAATGGAGTATCATTCAGCAGCGGCAATATACTTTCTGTCCCACAGACCCATTCACATTCATCATTATCAATAAATTTATATACTGCCTCCAGTTTATTCTTGTCTAGGAGGTTTTCAATACAGATATAATTATCCATCTATACCCACTCTGGTTTGCGTTCTGGTATGCGTAGGTAGTTGGTCGCTACCCATGGTTTAGATGCAATATACATTTTGTATGCTGTGAAGGTGTCGATAGATTCATCGAACTTGAATTCTTCAGGCATAGCACGGGAGAAGTCAGTCGCCATAGTGTAGCAAGTAATTGCTTTTTCTGTTGCTAGATGGAATAGTTTTTTTGCCTCAAAGAGTGTGTTGTTGCAGGAGTGAATCTTTCCATACCTTAGTTTATATTCAGAACACAAGGCAATGCCGTGTGCAATCAACCAGGCAGTGTTGTAGTTGTTTTCTGCTGCCCACTTGGTTGATGGGTGGTTACGGAATGCTCCCTTCTTAGTAGCGTAGGGAGTGCCGTCTGATTTTGGAAGTGTTCCCCAGTCCCTATACCAAGGAGAGAAGACAATAGAAAGCATCTGACAGCATTCCAGAGGCATCTTAACGATGTGCTTGTCTGGTAATGCGATGGCAGATGCGCGTGGATTTTGGTCGGTGGCGAAGATATTCATACAGAGAGTTGAATTAAACTAATCATAGCAGAGGGGAAACCCCAATGCTATGACATTGTAACAAATCAACCGAAGGTTGAGTCTGGTTCTAGAGCAACCCAGTAGTGTAGGTTGTTCTTGACTCCAGTGAACTCGGCGAGGAGTTTCTCAGAGATTACTACATCGTAGTTGCCCTGAAGAATCTTGTTAGTATTCTCAACTTTGAAGTTGAAGCAGAACTCTTTGTCGGTGTCTCCAACATCAACAGAGAAGATGTTAGAAGAGTCATTCTTCTTATCACGGACAACCAATGAGATGTTGCCATCTTTACCGACTACAGACAGGTCAGGTAGTTTATATACAGATGCTGCCTTAGCAAGTTGATTGAGTTGTGAGTGGTCTAGAGTGAAGCACACATCCTTAGAAGGCAACTCAAGTTTCTTGTCTGGGGGAGACACGATGACCTCTGGGTCAGCGAAGTGATAGTTCACACGACGACGACCTTCACGGATAACGACATAGGTATCGTTAGAGAAGTCTAGGGCGTAGTTGTCGTGTAGAGACAGACCATTGAGGAACTCGTTTAGGTCGTAGATAGCGAATGAGCGTGGGAACTCTTCCGTTACAACTGCTTCAGCAAGGATGTTCTTCATCACTGAAATAGTCTTGAGGGTCTTTCCTTCACCAACAATGATGCTTTGGTTGATTGAAGAGAAGTTTTTTAGGATTGAAATAGTTGAATCAGATAGTTTCATTATAAAGTCAGTAACCGAGAGGTGAGTGTGTATCAGAGAGTGTTTCGTCTGAAGTAATCGGAAGGTCAGAGAAGTGATACAGAAGGATAGCATAATGGATAACCTTCAAAATGTCAAGTCTATTCTTACCGTTCTTCTTACCAAAACGAGAGAGGTACTTGATTGCGTTGCTTCGACAGAATGCTTCAGCATCTCCAATAGAGTTGATCAAGTCAAGAGTTTGAATCTTTGCATCATCAGTTCCATCGGAAACATAGTGTCCTTTGTATGTTCCAGATAAGTAATCTTCAATCTCACGAAGGATTTTACCTTCTCTATACTTCCAGAAGGTATTGTCTTTTGGATTAGAGTTTTCTGTAATCACTACATTGTCATCGTTAGGGATGTCAAAAGTAATTACATCCTCTCCATAAGACGCTGTAATAGGAGCAGCAGCGGCGAAGTTGAAATTCATCTCAGGGTCATCTGGATGACCACCAAGGTATTCGAAGACATCAGAAGCAGTATCAGTTACTGGTCTGTCGTCGCCGTATTTATAGTCAAATAACATAGCCCAAGAGTTAGTCATTGTGTAAGGGTTTTACCTACACATTATAACACCTTTTGCTTTATTTTGCCACTCAACTTAGACCTGAACCATCAATCCACCAAGAACTATCCATGTAGAAGACTCTAGCCAATCCTCTTGCCCCTAGTGTCCTGTTGCCTGTTGTTCCATCCTCAGTGAAATACATTGTATTACCAGCACCCTGAATGATGCTCATGGAAGATGATGAGTTATTAACGATATGGAAACCACATCCCTCATTGAAACCACCATCATAAGAAACGGTAGCATTACCAGAAGTGAACTCGATGAGATATCCCTCATCACCAGAATCAGGCGTATAATCACTACTCTTAGTGATAGGACTACCAAATCCCCTGATTGAACCAATCTTATCACGGACTTGACCAAAAGCATTCATACTGAATACTTGTGAAGCACTGCCATTAGTCGTTCCAGCGTGGAATGTAATACCAGAGAATCCATCACCATGAAATTTCATGTATGACTTTGCTGTGGGATCATCACCACCAAATTGAACAAGACCTAAATTATAATCATTACTAGATTCAGCATACAATCTCAGGGGATGATCATTATAAAATCTCCACTCTTGGATATTATTTTCTTCACCACTATCATTTTGGCGTACAGACACTACAGGTAAATAGGACAAATTTTCAGACATTTCATTGACTACAGTGACTCTGGCACCACTAGTAGCAGTCGTTCCAATACCAATCGAACTATCAACAACTACATTGGTACTAGAACTATTGGGGGCCAAATTTGTGCCAGTAAGTGTCCACTCACCACCAGCAGAAGCAACCGCTTGATCAACATATTCAGTAGATGCTAAACCAACGGTTGATAAACCAATGGCATCATCCACAAACTTCTTGGAAGTTGCGTGGTGGTCATTCGTCGCCATAAATGGAGCAGCGGAACTATTCCCAAGTAGAATGTTGCCATTACCTAGAACACCAAAGGTAGAACTACCGTTGGTCTTAACATTGAGATTGTATTCGGTACCAGAACCAGTACTATCATTTACCTCTAGGTGGTCCTGGATAGTAGTAATGCCAAGTGTGATGATATTTCTAGCAGCAATGTCACCACTATAAACCGCAGCAGCAGTAACAGAAGAAGATGCTGATACATTACCTACGCTTATATTAGGTGTTCCAGTTAGACCTTCTGCGTCACCTGTGAATACAGGAGATGGAGAAGCAGCAGTATCTACGACTTGCTGACCACCATCATTGGTGTACACATCACCATTATTTTGACCAGTATTAGTTCCGTAGTGAGTACCGGTAGTGTCTCCAGTTACATCACCAGTAACAGTACCAATGTAGTGAGCATCACCTGTAGTTGCTGGTACCTCTAATACTAATTGGGACCCATCTCTACTGTATACATCACCATTGTGAAGACCAGTTGAGTTTCCAGTTACATTACCTGTTACAGTTCCATACAAATTTGCTGCTGTAACAGAGCTAGAAACAGATACCGTCTCACCAGTAAGATTAGCTTTTATACTACCAGTGCCTGTGTCTAAAGGTACTTCTAGGACAATCTCTGCTCCAGTTCTACTGTATACATCACCATTATGAAGACCGGTTGTATTGCCGAATAGGTTTCCATCAAAACTACCACCAGCAGTAACAATACCAGTTACATTCAGACTATCAAAATCACTTACCAGAGTACCTATCCCAGACCCACTGATAAACTCATCTACGGTGACCCTTAGGAGTGTCCCTCCCTCAGCATCGTAGATGAGCACCTCATCAGCACCGGTTACATCAGAGACAGCACCTTCAGTCTGCTCTGTGATTGCTTTGGCAGACACTTTAGCATCTACCAAATCCATAGTAGCGATACCGACATTATCGATATCCTTACTATTGGAGATGATTACTTCACCATTAATCTTGTAACCCATTTTGCCTAGGAGATAGGTTTATTCAATATATTTATGCTCGTATCTCTGGGTGCTGTAGTTTCAGAAGTTTTCTTCCACATCTACTTTTAGAACATCCTCAACAATACCATTGACATCGACATCGGCGTCAATCTTATCGTATAGGTCCAAGAATGCCTGCTTGGTCTCATCGTCAAATCGATTGAGGCAGACAGTGATTGCCTTCAACTTATCCTCAAAGATAGCGTAGGCACGAATGATATGGACCAGACGACGAGTAGAAATAACCTCATCAACACCACCATCATAGAAGGTCTTACGAATGATATCTCCCCAGTCACAGAGACGCTTACAGAAGACATCGTCCTTGACTCCGAGAGACTTGGCGTATCCCTTGAGCATCTTGGTCTCAGTAGAGGTTGTTGGATAAGACTGCTCAAAGGTGATTGGGAATCTCTCCAGGAATGCCTCATTTAGAATGTTGGTGCCGATAAAACGACCATCGTCAGATCCCTTACCCTTGGTATTTGCCGTAGCAATAATATTAAATCCAGGAGCAGATTGAACGAACTGACCCGTTTTCTTGAGGAATACTCCTTTACCTTCAAGTACTGCTTGGAGACAGAGAATCTTGTTAGAGGCAAGGTCGATCTCGTCCAGAAGGAGAAGTGCTCCTCTCCTCATTGCTTCGATGACTGGTCCATCGTGCCAAGCGGTATTGCCATCGACCAATCTAAAACCACCTAAGAGGTCGTCTTCGTCGG